ATGGTGGCACTTATGAAATTTGATACTTTAAGTTGGGCAAAAAAATTAGAAGAAGCAGGTGTTCCTCCAAAACAAGCGCAGGTACAAGTTGAACTTATTTTCCGTGCTATTGACGATAATATTTGCACCAAACAGGATCTTAAAGAATTAGAAAGTAATTCTAAGCAAAACCTTAGAGAATTAGAGGGTAACGTTAAGATTAGTTTAAAAGAATTAGAACTAAAAATAGAGGAAGTTAGAAAAGATTTATCAGTTTCAATTGAAAGAATGCATGGTTCAATAGAAAAAGTTAAAGGATCTATTAATAAACAAATAGCAAGATGGGCACTTGGCGTGTCTGCCTTACAAGCTACAGTAATAATAGGATTTCTTCGACACATACATTAAGGATTTATAGCGTTCACTGAAGTGCGCTAACACTTCAGTGACATTTAACACAACCAACTACAAAGGAGTTGATTATGACCGCAGACGTCAGTTTAGAGCAATTCGCCCATCTAAAACAACCCGCTTGTGATTATCTATCACAGGCTTACGAAATTTCTTCCAAACTAAACGATTTAATAGAGGCATTAAAAGATCTTCTATCACTTATTCAAGAGTATACGAAATCCTCACATAATCTACTTGATAAAGGACAGATACCCGTTAAAGACTTTGAAGATTTAAATCTTTGCCAAATAACCGGAATTAAACACCTTCGACTAGCGGCTAAAGAGTTTGAATCCTTTAAGGGGTTTGAGATCTATTCAAAAGCTTTAGTTAAACTGGGGGTGGTAAATGGCTAATCTATCTAATTTAGTACTACATAAAGCACTTGGCAACATGACTTGTTCCAGTGATTCTAAGCCTTATATGAATAATAAAAATAAACCGCTTTGGGATGATTTTAATTCCTTGATTGAACAAGCCGTAGTTCATCAGAAAGCCTCTCTTTATAGTGATCTGAATGAAGAAATGAAATGGGCTCTAGCTGTCACTGCTCTTCGTGAAAATAAAACGGAGATCTTAGATGCAGAATATGATCATTTTAATCAATTAGTTGCCGATGTATTAGTCACTCGAGGCTCTTTTAAGAGTTTACGAAGACTCTATGATGAATTGGTTGCCACCATTATTGAATCGAAACCTTCAAAAGATGCCCATGTGGCTTATTGCATTGATCGCGCTTTAGAAAAAGAAGAAGACAAACAAGCTTATATTGCAGCTAATGAAGAAGAAAGGATTGGAGGTTTTTATGCTGAAGATCATAGCTTCTGATAAAACCATTAAGCCAGGTCTCTATGATCTCTCCATAGAAGATTACCATCGAGGTCCAGGTCTTAGTCGTAGCGGTTTAATGGAGTTTAAACGTTCTCCTTATCACCATTGGTATAAGTATATTAATCCTGATTATAAATCTGAGCCAGCAACACCGGCTCAGATCTTGGGTAATGCCTTACATACTTATGTGTTAGAACCCGATGAGTTTGAAAAACGATATTTTGTCATTCCTGAGTTTAATAAAGTCACCAAGGAGGGAAAAAAATGTTGGTTAAAGATTAAATCTGAGTTAGGCAAGAAAGAAACTTTAACTGCCAATCAATATCAAACCCTACAACACATGGCAGCTAGTCTTAAGAAGAATAAGTTAGCTAGTCAACTCATTGAAAAGGCAGAGATAGAACAATCCTTATATTGGACTGATCCGGATACCGGTATTTTATGTAAATGCAGACCGGATATTTTACGGTGTAATCTTGTTTGCGATCTAAAGACAGCTCAGAATGGAAGTCCGCGATCGTTTCAGTATGCCGCATTCGATTATGGCTATTACATCCAAGCAGCCATGGTTAGAGAAGCGATAAAACAATTAAAACAAAAGTTAATAAAAGACTTTCTGTTCTTAGTCATTGAGAAATCAGCCCCTTATGCGATTTCAATCTATCAATTAGATGAAGCTTCCTTAGATAAGGGCTATCAAGAATTTAAAACACTACTAGCGCGTTACCAACACTGTTTAGAAAGCAATGATTGGCCCGCTTATACCATCCAAGAAATTTCACTTCCCCGTTATGTGTTTTCTTAAATAGGAGAATAAAATGAATCAAGAATTAATTAGTGATCAAGGTAAGTTAGTTCGTGCAGAACTTGATATGCAGATCACAACCGCTAAAGCTTATCCAAGAAATCCAGATGTCTTTATCCAGTTAGCAACTCAACTGGCAACGCAAGATCTAGAAACCGCACAATCCTGTTTTTATTGTCTAACTAGAAAAAGTCGTGATGGTAAGGTCACTGAAATAAAAGGTGCCTCTATTCGACTCGCTGAGATCGCAGCAGCCAGCTGGGGTAATCTCCATGCCGCAAGCCGCATTGTTGAAAATGATGGGAGAGCCATTACCGCAGAAGGTGTCGCTTGGGATTTAGAGAGAAATGTTCGTATTAGCAGTCAAGTTAAACGAAGTATTGTTACTACAACAGGTGCAACCTACAGCAGTGACATGCAAACCTTAACAGGTAATGCCGCAAGTTCTATCGCCTTACGAAATGCGATCTTTAAAGTAATTCCTAAAGCATTGATCGACAGAGTGTATGAGAAAGCAGTGCAGTTTTCCGTAGGCGATCAGAAATCTTTACCGAATCGTCGCAGTATGGCGTTTGAGTGGTTTAGAAAACGCGGTGTAGGACATACCAAAATATTGAAATTTTTTAATAAAAACAATCTGGAGGATTTTAGTTTAAATGATTTGGAACAGTTACAAGGTATTGCCACTTCCATCAACGATGGATGGTTGGAAATCGACAAGGCATTTGCCTTAGATGAGGAGACAGCGCCCCTCAATGTCGAGGAGCGTGTCAAGAATTTATTGAACAACGAAATAAAAAACTAAATCCTAACCGCCAACCCCGTTAAGGGGACACCGATGGAGTGGTCGAACACTCCATCGGTGCCTGGCCACAACCAATTCTACGAGGAATTGAATCATGGTTACGCACAGCTTATCCCGATCGTTCGATCGAAGCAAATTATCCCCCATTTATAATGGGATTGTATGCACCAACTCAATCTATACCAACTTAAAAGCGTTTGATTATTTCTTTAAGCTAGAGAGAAATTTAAGTGAAAAAAAGACGTACTACTTTTTAATAATAATACGACTTCGCGATTCTAGAATTAAATCACTAATTCAAGATAGCTCACAACTGTCAACAAAAGGGGTTGACCATGGCTATTGAAAGAATATCTCTAACAAAGGTCCGACGTAATTTTATCTCACTTGAAGAAGAATATTTTACCACCGCAGCGCATTTTACATTGCTTAATAATGATTTTAAAAACCCAAAAAAAGAAGAAATATTAGAATGTAAAAAATATCTTAATCATACTTATTTAGGATTATATATTCTCTTAGAAAAACCATTAACTAAACGTCAAATGGATGTTCTTTATAGAGCCTCTTGTGGCGAAGAAGTTAGTGAAACAGCTGCTCATCTTAAGATTTCTGCAAATAGAGTTTTAGAAATACGTAAAGAAATCTTGCAACGGCTAAATGCCAACAATGCTAAGCATGCTCTTTATAAAGCAACCTGTGCTGGTCATCTTCCAGCCTATATCAAAGAACCTATTATAAAAAAATCTTAATCATGGTGCCATCATGGAAAAAAATAAAACGATAAAACAATTTAAAGTAGATTCTTCTTGGGATAATCGCGAAAAAGCATTGGTATTTTCTTATCGCACAGAATTTATAAAAAAGTTCATTACTATCGCTGAGGGTAATTTTAAATTTTTTGTTAAACCACAGCAAAGTCTGGATTCATTTATTACGGAATTACATTTTTCAAAATATCATGTCATTTATTTAGATATTGATCCTATTTTTTATAAACTGGATGAAATATTAACTGATATCAAAGAGAGTAAAAATAAAAGGACTAAAATTTATCTGGTTACCGCAAGTATAGAAAATTCTTACACGTTAAAAAAACGTGATTTCCCTAAAAACATTTTTCCTCTATTGGATGGAGAAGAAATCGTATATCTCTCAGAAGATAGAAAATATATCTATAAAAAGTCTAAATTTGCTACCCGAGGAAACTAATATGGCCATCGAAAATAATAATAAAACAGAAGCAATAAAAGCCTGTTTACTAGTTCTTTTAAATACATTAGAAAACAAAAAACAAATGATCGCCACCAAAAAATCTTATATCTATATTGACGATAAGATAGCTCCCTATGTCCCGAGAGATGAATTGGACTCTCTCAATATAGGAACGAGTACATTAAGTAACTTAATCAAGCAATTTAAATCCGTAGATGATCTTAATTCGGTTAAAAAACTTAGGCAAACTGAATTACTTTTCTTTAAAACAGATAGTTTAAGTGAGTTTAAATTTCCAGACTACCAATCAAATATTAGTCCAGATTTTTTAATCTATGCTGATATTGAAATTCAATTAGATGCCTTGGATAAAAAAGCCCTAGAACTACTTCACCGTGGGCATACATTAGCCGGAACAGAAGCCAGTTGGGTAGTTCTTACTTTACGCAATTTAAATCAATGGTATTTTCAAGAGAAAAAAATTAATTATTTTGAATATAAAACCAATGTATTAGCCGTTTTTGATGAAGCCAGACCCATATTAGAACAACATCGTGGCTGTAAAAAAATATTAACTAATCTTGCTGTGCTGATTTCAACTTTAGGAATTGCCTTTATTGTCAATAAATGTATCAACAATCGTTATCTCTTCTTTCCAGAAACAAAAAGTTCTGAACTGCTTACTCAGCTTGAGCATAGGGTGTCTAAATTAAATTCTTAATTTATTTTTTAGTTGAACAAGGAAAAAAAATGGAACCGGAAAAACAAAAAGCTAATCCTGAGCATGCATTACTTATAGAAGATGATGAAGCTTGTCAAATAATCATGACGCATTTTTTACAACAACTTAATTATGAGATTGATTTAGCGAATGAGGTTGAGAAAGCCGTGAAAATGGCACAGGATAAACAGTACGATTTAATTTTAACGGATGTAAGGAACAAGGGACTCTCTGGAAAAGAGGTTATTCCCCTTATACGCAACAAGAATAAGAGTGATCTTGCAACGAATTATTGGACACTAAGAATCGAGACGTTGATAAAATCGTCGTTCAAATTCAACGGGAGTTAAATATCCTAAAGTTGAATGACGCCGATGATTATTATAAAAGACCTCAATATATTCAAAAATACTTTGTTTAGCATGTTCCCGCGATTCATACCGCTCAAAATAAACACATTCAGTTTTTAGCGTATGAAAGAAACTTTCAGCGACCGCATTATCAAAGCAACAACCGGTTGAGCTCATACTACAAACAATGCCTTTTTTAGCCAATAAATTTTGAAAAGTAGAGCTCGTATACTGGCAGCCTCTGTCGGAATGATGCTGTAATGAAAAGCTTGGATTTCGACGCTGTAAAGCTTGCTCTAAAGCTTCTAACACTAAAGTGGTTTGTAATGATTCACTCATAGAAAGTCCAACCACTTTACGTGAATAAAGATCAAGTACAACCGCTAGATAAAGCCATCCTTCCAACGTGCGAATGTAACTGATATCCGCTACCCATTTTGAATTGGGTACAGTCGCCGTAAAGTTTTGCTGTAACCTATTAGGGGCTACGGCTTGTTTTTTATTAACGCGCGTCGTTGTTTTAAATCGTTGCATTTTTTCCGCCATACCCAGTTTTTTCATCTTTCCATAGACCCACATTTTCTTGCATAAAATGATATTTTTGCTTTACGGTGAGGAGAAGATGACGAGCGCTTTTTTTAAGATATCCCGTTCACGGCGCAACAGGTTATTTTCCCGTTTTAATTGACGATAGACGGCATCTTCCGCTCTTAAATTTCCACTTCCTGGAAAGGCATTGTTAGCTCCATGGGATTTATACTCGCTTACCCATCTCTGCAACGTTGATAGCCCTATCCCTAGATCTTGGCTTATTCGGGTACACGTTATTTGTTTCTCTAGTACCAAATTAACCGCATTTAATTTAAATTCTTTATCATATTTTCTAGACATACTATACCTGCTTGCTTAGTAACTTAAGTTTACCTCGCTTCTCTGTGTCCGAAAAATCATAGCAAGATCAATCGATAGCAATGCTCTCGAAGTTCATGTCCACAATATACGAAAGAAATTAGGCAATCCTCATTTTATTCGGACAATACGTGGTGTCGGCTATATGGCAGAGAAGGGGAATTTATGAGTCTTAATAAAAAAATAACACTCTTATTTCCGCTAAGTTTAATTCTTTATGAATGGCCTTTGTATTTATCCAATAATCTCTTTTTGCCCGCTTTACCAGAAATAACCAAAAGTTTTCATATAGCCAATGCTACAGCCCAATTGAGTATTGCTTTCTGGTTTCTAGGGGCATCAGCCTTCCAAGTAATATTAGGGCCACTGTCAGATCATTATGGACGTAAGAAGATATTGTTAAGTGGCGGAGCCCTCTTCTTATGCGTTACCTTACTTTGCAGCCTTACTCATTCGATTCTTTGGTTTCTTGTAGGCAGGTTTTTTCAAGGCTGTGTTGTGAGCACCATTTTAATAGCGGGATATGCGACTATTCATGAATTCATGGAAACTGAGCAGGCGGTCAAAACGATATCATGGATGGGAAGTATTGCTATTTTGGCTCCTGCATTAGGACCGCTATTAGGAGGCTCGTTACTAGAATGGATAAATTGGAGAGAATTATTCGTTGGTTTAACTGCTTTTACGGTCTTAAGTTTATGTTTACTGTATACCTACATGCCTTCGGATCGACCTCAACTAGAAAAGTTACATATCAAAAAAATAATAATTGATTATCAAATCATTCTAACTAACTTCCAATTTTGGGTTTATACCTTATTATTTTGTTTTTTATTGGCCAGTTTAGTTGCTTGGAATACCCTAAGTCCTTTTTATTTAATAGATTATTTAAAGCTCAATCTCATTCAATTTGGGGTTATTCAATTATTAGTGTATGGAGCTTTTATTGTGGGTATAAATTTAAAAAATCTATTGATTGGCTCGATAGAAGAAATTATTAAAAATGGGATGTTTCTAACAGTACCCTTTTTTATTTTAAGTTTATGGGCTTTAGTGTATTTCCCTCAGCATTTATTTTGGATAATGAGTACTTTTTTGTTGTTTTGCATGAGCGCAGGACTCATTTTTTACTCATTGCATCGTAAAGCGATTGAGATACCAAAAGCACCGATGGGCACAATCATAGCGGTATTTGCTACAGTGATGAATTTAGCTGCCTTTTTGGGAAGTTTAGGAGCTAGAAAATTAAATTTATAAGATAACAATATCCATTTCAAGATATTTTAACCAAAATTAAGTTTATATAAAAAATGATAGAATAATTAACGGATCGTATTCTTAGAACAGAAAAAGATTTTTTATATAATTCAGAGTTATAGGCATAAAAAAAATGATAAAAACACCAATAAACGTTAATAAAAAACCCTCTAGCTTTCGACTTACCGGTTGTGGAGATTTTCCAGATTACAGGCTAGGTGGAATCCTTTTAAAAGAAAAAAATATTCTCTATCTTGTAAGCGTTGGAACGAAAAAATTTGAAGACAAATGGGTAGAACGTTTAGATAACTTCGCTAAGGAAATAAAACCCCAAAAAGTTCTGATCATCGTGGCAGATAGCTTACAGCGATTTAACATAGAAATAGAGGAAAATTTATCCCAAGCCGAAGCTTTCCAAGAATCTATAAAAAGAGGACAACAATGGGTCCAAAAATATAAACCTTATTTTTCTACTTTAGAGGTAGCTCATGAATTTATTTTTTGGGAAAATCTAAAGGAAGATAAAAACTATCAAGAATATTTCAGAGAGATTATGGAATGGAATGAATCAGAAACTTTTAAACAATTACTATTGGAATCTGCAGAAGCCTATATAAATCGTTTTAATCGCACACTTTATGAAAGTCGAGCTATCGAACAGTCAATTAAGTTTTTAAATGAAGAAAGTGCTGTAATAAGAGTTTTAGCAAAAGACACAAATACAATAGGCATTTTTTACCCTGGGGCGCCATTAAAAATATTTAATTATATTATCGAGTATGCGAATAAATCTAGAACACAGAGTCCTTTTTTCTATACTGAATTAATTCCCACTAAAATAAAAAAGAAAAGAAAAGATAATAAACCCAACCTTCTGGAGGAATTACCTTTTTTTAAGTGTAGAAAATTATCCATTGAAACTGATGAAAATAAAAATGGATCTCTTTCTCTAAAACCGCTTACTTTAGGTTTATAAATCACTGAGAATTTTATATGCAAAATATCAATAAGAATAAAAGAGATTATGATCTTTTTATGAATATCATATTTGAGGCACCAGGTCATTTATATTGGAAAGATACTAAGGGTATTTGTAGGGGTGCTAATAATACTCAGGCCATTTCTTTAGGTTGTAAATCAGGAAAAGAACTTATTGGGAAAACGGCTTTTGATTTTTATCCTAAGGAACAAGCAGAAGCAATACATAAAATTGATATGGAGGTTATGAAAACAAAAAAGGAATATTGTATTGAAGAAATTGTAAATAATCGTGAAGGAAAAAAAACAATATTTTTATCTCGAAAAATTCCACTCTATGATCCGAACACTAAGGAAGTAATAGGTATTATTGGAACGTCTATAGATATTACAGAAAGTAAACAAGCAGAATTAGCTAAGCAACAATTCATTATGAACATGGCACATGATTTAAGAACGCCATTATCAGGTATTATTGGTCTTTCCAATATCCAATCTAAAGAAGGAACTCATGCGGTGGATAGACAACATGGCCAATGGATAGAAGATGCAGGAGAGCAGCTTTTAGAGTTGCTAAACTCAGTATTAGAAGTCACTGCGGCTGAATATCAAATTGAAAGCATAGCAAAGGATACTATTCTTTTTCAGCAATTTGCAGATGAATTACGAGCTTTGATGTTACCTGCTATAGTCGCTAAGGAATTAGATTTTAAGGTTAAGCTGGATGTCCACTTACCCATTATCATTACTGATCGAATTAAACTAAAAAGACTTGTACTTAATCTTCTTGCTAATGCAATAAAATTTACTAAAAAAGGAAAAATTAGCTTAGAAATCAAACTATTATCAATAGAAAAGAACAAAGCTAAAGTTGAAATATTTGTTACTGATACCGGTATTGGCATAGCCGAAGATAAATTAGATAAAATATTTGATCGTTTTTATCGTGCTCATCCATCTTATGAAGCACAATATACCGGGTATGGTATCGGTTTATTTTTAGTTAAAAAAACAGTAGAACTTTTAGATGGAAAAATAAAAGTATCTAGCCAAGAAGGAAAAGGAAGCTGTTTTGCTTTGGAATTTATTTTTCCTTTAGCAGAAGAAAATCCTGAATTAGCAGCTTGTCCAATTTTGCAACCACAGCCAGATTCTTTTAAATCTTATTCTGAGGTAGATAAGCATTCAGTGCTTGTCGCTGAAGATAATACTTTAGTCTTACATGTGGTAAAAAATTTACTTGTTAACTTAGATTATGACGTAATCACTGTAACGGATGGTAAAGCGGCATTGAATGCCCTACAAACTCAATGTTTCCATTGGGCATTATTAGATATTGGTTTGCCGATTTTAGCAGGAACAGAAGTTGTGAAAGCATATCGTCAATGGGAGAAAGAACATAATAAACCTCGGATTCCACTTTTTGCGCTAACTGCTCATGCGATAGATGAAGTTAAAGAGAAATGCGAAGCGGTTGGTTTTGACTATATTCTTAATAAACCTTTTACCATTAAAGATGTTCAAATTATTAAATTATTTATGGAGAATAAAAATTAAAAATAAACTATAGATTTTTTTAAAAAAATAAATTAATTTTATACATTCAAATTATAAAAAAATTGGAAACAATTACAATAAAAGGAGTTACCATGCTACCTGATTTTAATTCTCAAACCCAGCTAACTCGGTCCGATGTAGATAAGATTTTAAATTCTTTTTTAAAAACGGGACACTTTATTTTATCCAATGGAGTCATAACGCCCGGAGCGTTGAGTTATTGTATAAATTATTTAGGACGACAACCTAAAAACTTTATTAGCTGGGATTGTAGAGTCGATTTAAAAAATGTAACTTTTATTATAGGGCCGCTTGAAAACCCCGCTTCAGAGCCGGTTTATCGAGATGCGCAAATTCAAATATTATTGGATGAAATTTTGCAGTTTTCGTCTACATGGACTGTCATTGCGATTGATGATGTGGCTGTTTTCCACGAAGAGAATTACTATCCACTGAGCTCAAGTTTTATACTTTATTTTCTGGCGCGATTTGCACCGTTTGCAGATGGTTCAACCGAGTTAATTATATCAAAATTAATAGTAACGAATGCTGAATTTCACCAGTGGGCCTGGATTAAATTTTTTATAAGGCGGCCTAAATTTAGGCATTTGACTTTAGAGTTGTTACCCCATGAAGACGAAGCAGATAATTTAATGTTGCTTACCCAGGCATTACACTACGCTAAAATTAAAGTCTTGGATTTAAGAAATACTGAACTTAGCCTGGAAAGTTATCAATCGTTAAATCAATTGCTCTCTAAAAACTATTATATTGAAAATCTGCAAATAAATAAACCGACTGATCCTGAATCACTAGTAATCTTTAAAGAAATTAACCAACGATTATCTAAAGATCGAACAGGGGAGCAACGTTTTGATAGAGAAAGATTCAATCAAGATGAATTTTTACGTTTATTTAGTGAGGCAAAAAATTCCTTAGAATTTGAGACAGATGAAGATAAGGTTAAAATGTTTAAAAAAGAATTTAAATTCATGTTAGAAGAAAAACAACCGAATAGTATTACGGTTAGTCGGGAGAGATTTCCGTTAGAGATAGAGTTAATCCCGAAAGCTCATGCAGTGTATTATGATCATGCAGAATATATTTTAGGTCGTTTACCTTTATTTAGATTGAATTTAAATCGATCGCTTGACAACCAGGCCAATACCTTAGGCTATTACTTATTGGAAGAGGCATTAAGAAACAATGATCCGTTTATGATGAATTGCCTACTAGATAACGGAACCGCAAATTTATTCGAACAACAAGACGACGAAAAACCTATATTAATGCAGATCTATGAAAATAAAGACTTTAAAAAAGCCATTTTAAAACATATTTCTTCTCGTAAAACTTTAATCAGTATGGCGGAAGAAGCTTTAGAAAATTACCCAAACTCTAAAGAAATAATGCTTGAATTGGGAGATTCTCTTATAAACTATACTAAACGATTAGAAAAAATAATTTATTCGCATAATTTAAGTAATTTTGAGCGTTTACTGAATCGATTAAGAGAAAGGTATAACTTATCAAATCCTTCTAAACAAAGGGAGCGAGAGTTTACCGAAATCTATTGGAGAATAGGTAAAAGCCTTATTTTATTTCATAATGCAGGAAACGTGACAGTGGAGTCGATTTCCAATGCGCAAAGTACATTGGATGAAATAACCGCTATTTCAGAGCATGCAGATTTAGGTTGGTTACGTGGATCCAAGCTACATGATCAATTAACTGAAAGACTAAAATTATTGAAAACAGATATGAAGGATAATATAAAGTCACTTTCGTCTGGCAATGTGAGTGAGGAAAAAAATAAACCGGAAAAAAATGATAGTAAGAAAGATAGATACTTAGAAACTAGATTTTCAAATTTTAACATTAAAAGTCAAAACTCTGAGGTATCGGAATTAGGTGAACCTGGACCCAGTACCCGTTTTTCTGCAAGACGTTAAGCTAAAAAACAAGGGAGGCTACAAGGAATGCAAAATAGATTATGGAAAGATCTAACAGAGAAAATAGCTAAAGAGCCTTTTGAAGGGATGTATTGGGGGTGGGGACTTAAATGGGTTACTTTTATTCAGGTAGATTCTCCAATTACGTTGGATAAACCTTTGTGGACTCACGAAGAAAATAGCCTTGATACAATACGGCTATTTGGCCTATCTCCGGAGCACCTACAACTTGAGATCATTCGTTATTGGCAGCAACCCTTTTGGAAAAGATGGTTATTAAGTTTATTTACCCCCATTAATAGTAAAATTAAGCTCTGGTCTTATTATCAGCGCTGTTTAGCCATTCGTGAAGTTTGTATAAAAGATTTATGGGGTATAGATAAGCCCATCGACTGTGTATTTGAGCAGTATCTCGGTGAAGGGATTGTGCAAAGATTATATCGAACTACCGTAAAACTTACCCAGTATTTAGAGAAACATGCAGGAGACTTTAAATTCAAAAAAAATGATCGTAGCGTTGACTTTTATCTAAGGGGAAATGGGAAATTTTTTACAAAATTAATGAATGAAAAATTAGCTGCGCTAGATATTGAAAACAATGCTAATTTACAAAAGCAACTCAAAAAAGAATTTGATAGACACGAAATGATGTTATTTACGTATTTAGCTGCTTGGAAAAAAAGGATTTTTGATGAGCCTATTTATTTTGATGAGCCAATTCCACTTGAAACTTGTGTTGATCCGCACACTCGCAAGAAAATGACTTACTCGACACAGTCAATAGAAGAATGGATCAAGCTGAAACGACAAATATTCGAATCAATGCTACAAGATAAATCGCCTGAACAATTTCCTAGGATAAAAACTTTCCTAGAATCTATCCTATCTACGATAAAGCAATTGATTAATCATCAATTAGAGCGTTATGAAAAAATGATTCACAAGGTGAGATGCGAACGGCTTGCACCGGATAAAGCTATCCAACAAGCTAATGTTTTGCTAAAAGATCTTATTTTGTTTAAAAAAAGCGTTTTATTATTTCATCCCGATAAATCATTTGGAATCAAAAATCTGCAAGCGATACAAGTCGAATTATTCAAAGATTTTAGATGCTTAGCAAAAAAATTAATGAAGCAAATAAAACAAGGCTTACAAACCTTAGAAGCGTGTTTGGCCAAACAGGAAAATACACAGAGAATAAAACAGAATAATTTACGCGTTGAGGAATTGGAAAAAATAATGGATGATCTCCATGCTAGGCTCGATGAAATTGAGCCTAAATTAACGACTAACCACAAGGAAACCCGCCAAGAAGTGAGAGAGAAACTCGATCAAATTGGGATAGAGATAGCGGAGATGAGATTTAACTATAGTGATTTAATTAGACCTCAATCTCCACTCAAATTAATGTTTAAGCCGTTAAACAATCCAAAATATGATGAGCCAAATGAACAAGAAAAACATGAAGCATATGTCCCACCGAGGACTCGTACGGTGTTTACGCGACATTTATCTCGCTACACACCTGTATTTTAATTGCTCTGCGTGAAAATGTGAGTCAGGCCAAATGGGTACATTAATTTCTTGTAATGGTGCTTTCCAGGCACAACTAGCGATCCAGCCGATCATTATTCCTAGAGTTAAGAGTAATAATATTTTTTTTATCATAAAAAACTTTATTTAATATTTAATAACAAAATTAACTGCACTATTGAAAGGTCTTGATTCGTTGCTTCCATGATGATCTACATAAGAAGTTATGAGATACTGAGCGTTATAACAATATGCAGTTAGTACATTTCCTGTCGTATGTGTTTCTCTAGCAGTTGTATAAGAATGGTTATGAGTCAGTATTTCATCCAATTCGAATGATCCAATATGATTTTTAATAAGGCCTTGCCCATAGTTAAAAAAACGATCACCAATATCTATTTTTCTATCTTTATCCCAGCCTCTTAAGAAAGTGCCCCGTAAATCCGGTACAGCAAAATAAGCTTGATTAATTGCAATCATTGTTTTTGTGGTGACTTGTTCTGCGGTATCGGTTTTTTCAATGTCAACGACTATGCCAGTTCCACCGGGTTTAGGATCTATACCTTGTTTATTTTTCCGATACCAAACATAAAAATTTTCAGGGGTGGTAGTTGCAAAAATCCAATAGCTACCTGGTTTAATTTGGCTGGCCGCTATTGTTTGCATTAAAGTCATTTGATGGCCATTTAAAGCTTCAGCTAAATACAATGTCACTTCATCGGCAGTCTGAGTTGAACAAAGCTCTAATTTTATTCCGGTCAATGAAGCAGGCTTAGGATCTACACCCTGACCATCTACAGTAAACCAAACATAATAAGTGACATCAGTTGTCGAAAATTGCAGCCATTTACCGGCTAAATTTTTGGTATCTGTGCACTCGATCTGAAATAAGTGTTTGGTAGCGGATGAGTTTCGTAAATTCGTTATGATAAATCCACTGGTTTTTGCATCAGGAAGCGGGGTAGATCCAATACTATTTCCTTGGCAGATAAGTTTGTTAGGATCTTTGCCACGAAAAGCCTGAAGAAAATAATTATTTCCGATAACCGCCGTTGTTATTGTAAATCCTGAGGTGCCTGCGGATGAAACGATTGCAGCACCCGATTGATTCGTGGTAAGCCGTATTCTAGCTTTCTGCGAATCAAGTACGGCGGTTACAAAGTTTGTGCCTGTTCCATATCGATAATAACTTAATTCATCATCCCATAATTTTTTAGCTAATCTTGAATATGGAATTTCATCAGGAGAAATGTCGGTACTTAAATAACGTGTGCCATCACATAATAATTCCCCTGCACTAGGTTGAGAATAAGCAGCTGAGTAAATCTTACCAATATCACCCTGATAGAATATGAAACCTGTTTTACTGGAGTAAATCGGCAAATAATTATCTGAACCATCGGCAGCGGGTATAGAATTTTCCACTAAGCTTTGGCTGATGATGTGATTATCCGTTATTTGCGGATAATCGTTTATTGGGTTATTGCCCTCACTTAACATAAAATCCGTTAAAGACACATCAAATACACTGTTTGTTGGAAAGCGTAGCGCAATAGAAAGTGTATCATCATCCTTTAAACCCAAGGGTTTATTTTGATTTTCTCCGAAAATAAAAGGAATAGTGATCATTGAATAAGAAGCGCTAATCGTAACTGTAGTTATAATTTTTTCTTCGATAGGACTTCCGCCTTGCCCGTAGTTTTTGATTAACAATAGTGCCACATTGAGTGTATTCTCAGTATTGGTTTGTGCAGCAAAGGAAAATGTATAAGACTGGATATTGGAAGCAAAGCAATTCACATTACGAAAATTGATTCTTAAATCTTTAATGAGATCACCCGAACTGGGTAGTTGGTTTTCGATGCGAATCGCATAACGTGGATAACCCGAAGGATTATTCACACAGGATCCAAAACGTTCAAAAACTACTAAATCTTTAGCCCTTGAATGTTCCGGCCGTTGAAAAGTCCATCCGCCCGGTGCTAGTGCAGTAATAGTTTTGTCTATTTCTCCAGGCACTTTATTTTTTTGTGCCGGAATATTGTTATGTAATAAAAATTGGCCATTAGGAATTAAGTTAATTAAATTTTTTTCATTATTATTCTGTGCGATGGTTGTGTTAGGCCAAGCTTCACGAGTGAATTGTAATTGGCCGTCCATACTTTCTACCGTGACATAATACAGTTCAACATTCCCTTGTTCATCATAGGGAAAATAAAAAGGTAATACATTGTTGCCATTCGCATCTTGTACGGTACCGACTGCACTTAAACGCAGAGGATTGGGTAATGCAACGTAAGTATGAGATGGATCACCACTCAAAGTGTAAGTAGGTTTTAATACGGTGCGTTGCTTGTCCTGATAAAAAGTAATAATGCCGTTGGCTAAAGGTAAACCTGACTTTTTATCAATAAAAGCTTGCTCTAGTGTAGGTGCGATAACATAACGTGGATCTAAATTCATAATGATTCCTTATTATTAGAGATGAGTTGATTGGCGATTAAACTCTTCAGTAGTAACTGATACGGTGGGTTTAATTTTTTAAGTTGTTGAGCCGCATAGGGATTAGCGGCTAGATCAAGTAATTTGGGTAAGACATAATGATGGGCAGCACCGCCTCCGACTAATCCACCGAGTGCACCCAGACCACCGGGATGAGTCATCTCACCTAATCCTGCACCGGCTAAAAGACTCGCCAGCTGACTCGTCATTTTCCCGCGATTTATTTTATTGTTGAGTTGTTTATTTGCAGTTTGTAAATAATGATCGGATGGTAACGATTCTTTTTCAGACAGAGCGCTTAAAACATTACCTAATTTTTTCGGTGTGGAAGTTTTGATATCGCCTTGCGCTATTTTTAAGATAAAAGGTTCTACGTTATAAGGAATAACGGTATTTTTATAAAAATTAGACGCATCTTGATATTGATTTAATACTTCACTGTTTTTTTGCTGTAAAAAATTTGTTATGTCACTTTGTAAAGCAGCACGTGCTTGCTTTAGATCAGCAATGGCATTATGGGTATGAATATCGAGGTGCTTACTACTCGATAATTGTCCTAGCTTAGAACCTAATTGGCTTTGTAATTGATGCGCCTTTTCTAGGCTGGGATTATTTATAAAATCCTGGTGCAAATCTTTTAATTTAGCATCATAGGCCGTCAAAATATCTTGATGTAATTGAGGATAGCGCTGACTATTTATTTTTTCCGATCCGATCACCCCTAAAACAGATCCATACTGTTTCTTAGCTTCTGCTTTACTATTTTCATAAGCATCTTTAATGGAAGAAACCAATTTATTTGTAAACTGCTGAGGGTTAATAAATTCTGTCGCATGATGAATACCCTTTAGTGTTAAAGGGATCGATTCACCTAAGCTTGCTAATAAAGCGCCGTTTTCTGCACCTTTTATTCTGTCGTTAGGGTTTTCTAAAGCACTACCTAAGGCTGATCCAGATAATCTTCTCGCTATTCCTCTAGTGCCTTCACCACTGAGTGCCTTAGCTAATCTGCCAATCAGAGGCAAGCTTTCAGTTGCTGCACGAGCGGTATTGAGCACTTCTCCGCCTCCTACGAAACCTAAGAGATTTCCAGCGATATCACCCATTTTTCCTGACAAGCCTTGTGATTCAGGTACGTGAGGAACAGGACTGTAGGGTAAATTCGCTAAGCTATTTTGTAGTGCGCCACCAACTCCTGCTAAAAAATTAAAAAGTGGATTGTGCTGACTCTCTAAAGCATTCGAATTAATCGATTGACCTTCTAATTGTTTTAAAATGTCAGGATCATTGACCGGTTTCATTGCTCGTACCATTTCCCTTGAATCTTATGATAGGTTTTACCGTTGATTATTTTTGTTGCCTCCAAAATAGGATTAAATGCTTTAATACGATGCATCGGCGTTAAAGGAGAAGCAGAAAATTGCACGGATCGAGCGACTAAATTTAAGGTTTTACCAAGCTGATTGAGTTGAACTATAAATTGCTGAGGATTAGAGGTTAGCGCATCCGCTGTTTTATCAAACATATCTTCTAGAATCTTACGTTGCGCATCCGTCGCACCCATTTGATCCAATGTTTTAATTCGGCTTTCAATCAAAGGTAAAGTTTGACGTTTAAAGGCAATGTAATCTTCATACGCTTTGGGATTAGTTTGTGAAAGTGCGGCTAAAGCTACTTTACCTTTTCCTGTTGCTCCGGCATAAACGGCTGCGTTTTGTGCTTGCGACTGAAAAATGGGGTCATTAAAAATTCCCTCAACTTGAATACCCCCTTCATACTGCCGACGAGTTGCGGGTGTAGTTAACGTATTATTTGCAGATAACTGATTCGCTAATTGCGTTTGACGAATATTATCCGGTGTTTGTTGTGAGAAGCGCGGAGATAATGCTTTACCAAGAGCTGCATTTTGTGATTCATAGCGATCCATTCCAGGTAAATAACGTTTTAATAGTTTAGGGGTAATAAAATTGTTGTTAGTTTGATTACCTAAATCCACTAGCATTTGATTGTAATGTTCTTGGTTTTGAGCAATCCAAATTTGCCTTGCAGCGGGCGCCATGGCTTGTAAAGCGCGTGCCATTTGATAAGCTCCACCAAAACGTGATCCGACTTGTGCTGCTTGTTGAGCTTTTATTAGAGCATCTAATGGCGCTAATTGCGTTGCTTGTTTTGTTTTTTCCGTCTGAGCTTGCAAATAGGGTATTTGTGCTGATTGATAGGCCAGAGAGGTTTGCATCTTTTGTGGAGCAAATTGTAATTGAATCTGTGATAAGGCATTGGCTAATTGTTGTTTATGTAAATTTTCTTGCTCATTATTTTTTAGGAAATGATTTTGAATAATTTGTTGAACTAAGTTTCCGCCAGCGGCTAATCCCATTCCTAAAGGATTAGCTTGTTCGGAAGATAAAATAGGGAATTGTTGAACGGGTATTGCCATCGTTTATTTCTATAAAAATCCACCCGCCAATCCCAATAGCATACCTAATAATTGTTGATTGGATTGGTTTTGATTGGCAGCCGTGGAATACGCTAAATTACCTTGTGACATCAACGCATTACTTAAGTTTTCGCCTAAATTATTTGAGGCGCCAAAACCCATGTTATAAATATTTTGTTTTCCCGTTAAACCTTGACCATATAAACCTAATGCATGACTTAAATAGTTATTGAAATCTTGGTTCGCAAATTGACTCGCTGTTTGCTGTGTTTGTTGTTGTTGCATGGGGCTACCGAGCATTCCTTTAGCGGCGGCAGCTCGATTACCGGCATTGAGTGCTTGATTCAGTTGGAATTGATAACCGGGAGATTCGTGATAACCCTGGCCAAGTTTATTGAGTAAATCACCCGGATTATTTAATAATTGATCATATTGTCCTTGTAGTTGTGGATAAACAGCATTACCTCTATCCGCATAAGGTTTTAAATATTGTTTTAAAATATCTGGTATTTGCTGGTAATAACTTCCTGCTTGATTGGCCCCATCATTACCACCCCATAAAAAATTTCCAATATCACCAAAAACACTCATGCATTAATCCAATTGAAATATTTTAAAATGGCCATTGACGTTACCTTTAAATTGCTGAGTATTTGCATCATAGATCAAACGACCTGTTTTATTGGGTTGATCTAATTGAGTAATGATGGAAGTCGGTTTGAGTGGCAACTGAAAACCTTCATCTGATAAATGGGTTTGCAATAAAGTTGTGATTTGCTGAAGCCATAAACTCCATGCAGAAGTCCATTGTCCCTTTTCATTGATCGGTTTTTCATGCGGTAAGTTAGGAATCTTCATAGAATGCTCAAGAGACCATTGCCTACCACAAAACGATCCTGTCCCCAGAAATTAAACTGTAAGGTCAAATCATTGGTGCGACCTAAGCGCCACCAACTGAGTTGATTTTGTCGGTGCGCTAAGGGATTTAAAACTTTAGATAACGCCGAACTAAAACTTATCCCACCATCTTTGGATAACGTTAAATCTACCCGTTGTAGAGACGAACTATGACCTTGCTCGATAGGAATTGTTAATTTTTGTGCAATAAAAGAATCTGTATCAGCAAAACGAATAGGCGGCGTAATTCTAATTCTTGGAATTTCTTTTCCATCGGCTTCGTTATAGCAAGAATTTAATTCATACACATGGCCGTCAATAAAACTAATAAAATAATAACTGCCATAATAGTAAACCGCTTTTTTAGCAATATGTGCATCCAAAGATCCATTAGTTAGCGTAAAAAAATGTTGGGTATTAAAATCATAGGCATATGTTAAGTTATCTTCTGGGAAAGTCAGTTGATAAATTAAATGTCCATCTTGTTTGAATAAAAACCCATAAGCATTATTTGGATTTTTTAATTGCGAAAATTTAAAGTTAATCCCTTCGGTAGAAATTTGCTGAATCGAACCCCCATCACTTAATAGAATGACAGGACCTGATTTCTCGTTGCACGCTAACCAAACAATAAATTGGTCACTTGCTGCAATCGTCGCTGGATTTAAACAGCCATAATCAATATTGAAACTGGAAGCACGTTGGTAGGGAAATAGAGTTAACCCCATATCAGACCAACATTCTGTGACCGTAGATCCTATAACAAAAAGCGCATTACCTCTTCCTGGTAAAGGAACCACCGCTAAGGGATTATCCGCTTTGGTTTGAAATTCACCCACATGACTGCTGTCAGCAGGCCAATGCAAACTATTTTCCTCATCACACAATCGCCACTCGGCATGCTCACTATCGGGTGCGATAAAACGACCGTTATGATAAGCAATAAAGCTAGGAACAAAATCTAATTCCGCTTTTTTAAACGTTGAATCACGGACATTAAAAATAAATATATCTTTTTGATCACAAATTGCTATCTCCTCTTTTTCGTTTTCTGCAATTAATACTTCGCCTGTAAAGGTTTCTAGGCTACCAATACGTTGTGCATACAAGGTTCGGCCGATGATATAGACACCATTATCGATTACAGCGATTAAATGATTAAAACGCACACTGTTAAATAATCCGCGCCCTGATCCTTTTTCTGCAATCGCTAATACTTTTTTATAACCGGCAAATGGAACGAGGAATTTATTACTCACTAGCATATTAAAAGTTTGTTCAGCAGATATTTTGGGGTAACGACCAAAACCATTACCACCAACCATCGCGACAGGAAGCTGTTTCATGATGTTCCTGAATAAAACATTGAAATCTTCTCAACACTCAAATCAAGGGGTGATGCATCAAGCAATTTTCTTTCTATTTCCTTTAATTTTCCTTTGGCTGAAAAGGGATGATTATAAAAATCGCATAAATAATCAGCTAAACCATAGCGGAGATAGAGAAGATAATCGCGATCATAAATCGCGCTTAAATCATCGTTAGCATTCACTTCGGTTAAACCAAATTTTCCGACAAGTTTAAGAGAATAAGCCTTATCCGGTGTAGGGCTTAAAAAAAGAAAGCTTCCCCCTTTGGTTTTTTCTAGATGATAAAACCGTGGCCGTAAAAATGATGAGGGATAATTTTGATTAAAATATTCTTTTCTTCCTAATAAAGGTAAGGACTGCAATAAATAACAACTTGGTTTTTCTTCAGTTAACGTCAAGGAATCTAAATTCAGTAAATGCTGGACAAACATTTCTTCCGAGTGCGCTACACAAGTAAGTTGTTGAATACGGGTATGAGGAATGATACGAGCATTAGCATTTTGTAGCGCCAAAAAATCATTGAGATGTTCAAGACCATCCTTCAATTGATCGCCGCTCACCGTTTCCGCTTGAGCTGCAACAATGCCAGCTAGATTCCAAGCTTTAGTGATTAATTCTGTTACTGAATAAGTCATTTTATTATTTTTAATTAAACAGGAAATACAATTCGCATGGCATATTCATCAACCAGGGTTGAACCCCAAATCACATCATGCACAAAACCTCGTTGATTTTGACCGAACAACGAACCGTAATACATACGTAGAGAAACGCCGGTATCGGAATCCGATTGATTAGCGGTTGGAAAAGGCACTTCTTCTGGTAAGCGTGGCATTCCTACATATAAGGCATTGCCACCGACAATTAATCCTGCTCGATGGTTGGGTAAGGCTTTGATTTGCATGCCTTTGACAATGTTAGTGGTGATATTTTGATGCGCAGTACTCGAGTCAGCCACTAAAGCAGGGAAAATATTAATTGTGACATTGCCTTTATCATTAGAAGCAGCATCTTTAACCACACGACACTGTACAGGTTGTGCCGAAGGTTGATGGCCAATGAAGGTTAAGTAACGCAGTTTAAATAAATCGGTATCTTGAAATTGAATCAGATCATTGGCTTTAAAGGCACTCACTGATTTTTTATCAACACCACTTAAGGTTAACTGCGTGATATTTTTACCACTCGGATCATTAGTACTTTCTACCGTTAATATCGTACCGGCATTACCGCAATCTCCCGCTAAATGAATGGGTAATAAATTGGATTGATAAAATTGTGCACGTGCAAAATTGCCAAGCTCCCAAGAGTTAGCGGCTTCTTTATTTCGATCTAAAACAAATTGACTTAATCCACTATTAATAATGGAAGGTATAGCCATATCCGGTAAATAGACTTTGGGTGAATCTTGTGTTGCACCATAATTACGATAATTCGCTAACATCTGTGCCAAATCACCATAACTGTTAAGTGCAGTTTTTCCATCACCATAAAAGCGATAGGTATGAATTAAGGCATTGCAGGCAACATCAGCTTCTACTTTGGCAGACAATTCAGCCATGGCAGCTTTACCAAATTTTTCCATATAATCTCTGACATTGAAAATAAACTGCTGCACATTAAACGCATAAGCGGTATTGGCAGCTTTATCGACAGTTAGTGTATGTTCACGGTGTTCAGAATCTTGAAATTGTGCAATCAAGGAATCGTTGGTGACATAGCGAGGTGGCTTATCAAAACTAATCGTATCGCCTAAGTTAGCTTCGATCTTTTCAAAGTTTTTAAATTGAGTATTTGCCGTAGAAACAAAGCAATTAAGGTTTAATAAATAAGCTAAACTTGAAGCTTGATAGGTAACAACTTGTTCTAGATTGTTATTGGGCAATGCCATGAAAATTTAATCTCCATTTTTTGAATTATTATGAGAGATAACGATCACTTAAGCGCGTAACCAGGATTGATTACGATAATCTCTGATAGTGATTGGACTATTATCTGTTTTTGTTATTGAAGGCGTCAGTTGAGAGAGAGGTGGCTGTGCAGAAGGTGCTTGTTTAGCCGTTTGATTTTGTTTAATTGAATCAGATAAACGTTGTATTTCCATCGTAGCCAGATTTGGATTTAATTGCGCACATTGTTTTAATAAAACGGCTTTAGTTGGATTTTTAGCAAGTTCATACATAATATCCGCGGTATTATCAAAATTATTTGCGAGTTGCACAACCTCAGGAAATTTGTGTACTTCGAGAGTTGCTAATGTTTCTTCAAAATCAGGGTATTTATCTTTAGCTGCCGTTAATTTACCTAAAAACTGCTGTGCGATTTGCTGAGCTTGCCATTCATTCGCTTGCTGCGCCGTATGATTTGCAATCATACTTTGCACATCTTCTGTTGTTATTGACGTTGTTGAAGCTTGTGTAGCAGGGATATTGATGGGTTGTTGCGCTAATTCTTCTTTAACTGCTTTTTTCCCTTGTTCATACGCATGATGTTTTGCTTGCTTAACGATATTATCAACCACGGATTGCGGTATTGTTTTTTCAATGGGGTCAAGGTTTACTTCAATATTCGGTAAGTTTTCTATTGTTTCATTTTCACTCATTCTTTATCTCCACTGACATTTTCCCCGTCACGGTTAAGCCTTAAATATCGTCTAAGTCCCGACTATTTACTCCGGATAGTTCCGTAAAACCTCCACGATGCAGGAGTCTCAATAAATACTTTTTAGAGGTATTTATAAGCATATTATCTAAATACTCAATGTAAATTGCCAACGGTATATATGGGGGTTAGTTATTTTTAATATTATAAAAAAGTAAAAAATTAGGAGGATATTCACCTGTTTCTTTAAAAAGCATGGATAAGAATGTTGTTTAAACTGATCGCCTGGCCTTTTTTTCTTCTTTATTTTGTCTTCTTCAGAGAGCTTTCACAGAAAACCTTATATTTATTTAATATTTATTTAAGGCTATGGATTTATTATTCATTTAAATAATAACAATCCAGAGTAAATTATGCCTCAAGATATAAGTCAAATAGCTATTGCCGCGAAGAATTATGCTAGACAATATATCAAAAAAGGATGTACACAGCTTGAAAACAATAGCTACCCTATAGAAAATCAACGTGCTTTGGAAATAGCAGTAACGGATATACGAGATGAGATACATGGCTCATTTATTTCTGAAAAGGAAGAAATATTTTACGAAAGAAAAATAGAAATTTTAAAAAAATATTCAATAGGAAATTGTGGTGAAATGTCCCAGTTGGCATTATATTATGTTGTTACACATTATCCATCATTATATGCAGAATATCACTCGATACATAATGGAGACCACGTAGTTTTAATTATTGGGAAGAAAAAACCAAGCAGACCTTGCTTAGAAGCCTGGGATGAAGAAGCGTATATTTGTGATCCGTGGTCGAACAAAATTTATCGTGTCTGCGAATGGCAGCAGCATCTTAAAAACTATACTTACAATTTTATCAATAATAGACCTATTAATGCTACAGTCCCTCTTAATGCAACTCAGAGTTTAATTCCAGATCCAGACTTTAATTCCATAAATTTTAATTATCATGGTTCAACTTATCGTAAAAGTAAAATAAAGTCAGTTCTTTATTTATTTCGACCATTTAAAGATATTTTTCATACCGAATGTTTAGATCAATTATTATGCGGGCGATATTTCCTTCGAGATTACGATATAAATGAGCCTTTGGAGACAACTGAGCAAGCACTTAGAGAAACCCTTGTAAAACAATCTATCGATCTTTTAAAGCGTTTTGAAGAATATTTACAACGTTTTCAAAACGATCCCGAGTTTCTAAAAAAATGCGCATTGCCTGTATCAAATCAACTTCAAAAAATTCATAGTGCTATTGCTTGTCTAGATAATTTACTAAAGGTTGAATTTAGCATAATGGTAAAAGACATACTCAAAAAATATCCATGCCCCAGCTCAAAAAAAATAGCCGTTGCAGAAGCAATTGCTAAGGCAGAAGATATTAATTCTTTTACGTCTTATTTTTATGAAAGTCTAAAACCAACCCTAGAAATAAAAAGAAATCCTAACTTAGATAAATTCAGAGGATTTTTTACCTCAAAATCTATTACTGTAAAAGGTGCTCAAGTCGCACAACAATTAGAAAAATTAATCGGACAGTATTCTTCTAGCCAACTTCGGCCTTCTTAGTTTTTTTACTTATATTAATGCTGAGTTTTCAAAACTAAATCAATAGCTTTTGCTAAGCGTTCAGTCTGAGCTTTGTCAAGCTGAACAAGATTTTGGTTATGAGCCATCTGTACATCAGCCATGAGCTTCATTCGGTCGGTATCGATGGATTCTTTGGTTAAACCCAATTCCATGGTTTTATGCGAATGCTGTAATTGATTGTGTTGTAATTCGGCTTCCAGTTTGGTTTTTTCTAAATTAATTTTTTCTTCTAAAGGATTGGGCTGGTTCATTTGCTGCTGTTGCTGAACTTTGAATTGCTCGGTGAAGTTTTCTGCTTGTGCTTTCAATTGATCAATACCACGTATTTCTAAATTATCTAATAATATCGGTAAACCTTCGGTGTTAATAAACTGAGCAAACAGGGGAGAGGCTTGCATCAAAGCAATGATCTGTTGTAAGGCTCTGGATTTTTGAATCGAAAAATTAACTCCAGCACTCACACTGACTTCTAACTGTTCACTGCTGTATTTAAGATCGATTCCACCTTGTTGGTTGATGAGTGTATAACTGCGTTTACCATCCATGAAAGACACTGGCAAAGTTCTTGCTGTCACATAGTACTTAGGAATGAGATCAATAATAATTTGTGCAACTTGATTTAAGGACTGTAAGAAGCTCACCACATACGGCATTGCAGCGGCATTGGATTGCGTAGCGCCTTCTAGAATCGCGACACCACTTAATTGATTGTTATTAATACCAAGGGATGCATCATAGGATCCTAAAATGGATTGCATGGTTGTATCTGCGCTAGTAAAAGTCTGAATGATTTCAGGTGGTGCACTGACGCGTCCTACTTCTTGTGGTGGAGGTAACGGAATTGCTCCTTGGGTTCCTTCGAGAAAAGCGTTATAGACTAAGACACTGGCTTTTTGAGGATTAGTATAGGCTTCTAAATATTTCTCAGGTATCGATTCTGCAGCAACTTTCCATTTATGCATCACCATGTTTTCGAGTTCATTCGCTAGGCATTGACCCGCAAAGTTTTTTAACTTTTGATTACCTAGGGCGTGATACACATAAGGACGTGTTACTTGTTTAGTTTGCCCATTGTCACTTAAGCGTATTGAATTTCCATCAACATAAACAATCGGTAAGCATTGATAGCTGGTCTCTTCATGGCTTAATACCGAAGATTCAATTAAGCGATAGCGATGAATCGTCTCTAAATATGTCGTGCGTTCTTCTATAATCTGAGGAATCTGTTCCAGTCTGCCTGTTTCCTGCCAATATTGACTCAGTTTTTGATACTCTTCTGATAATAAAGTATAACTATTACTTAAACGTAACAATTTTTTGGATTTCTTCTTTTTTACGAAGTAATCACATAACAATAAAATTTCTTCTTGCTGGTTTTGGTAAGACCAATTAAAACCTTCTAAGTGAGGAGAAAACTTTAAAGTCGATAAATCTATATCAGGATACTCTGCTTGAAACTCTTCTTTGGTTTTTGGAATTAATTCAAAACAATACCGACCATCTCCTTTGTGTGGTAAAACCGCTAAAGGATCAAAGCCAACTAAAGTCGGATCATAGACCCTGCCTATTTTAATGACTTGATCAAAACTTTTTTCATGTTGATATTCAGTCCATACCTTCATGGCACTAAAGCCACCACTTAAGATATCGGTATAAACTTCATAGGAACAGCCATTATGATTCGCTTCATCAAAGATCGATCGCAAATGACCTTCCAAAATTAAAGGTAAATTGGGATCTAATCCACTCTCTTCGAGTAAACGCACAGTAATAGAAGGCTCTTGTTTAGAAAACTCACCTCTTAATCGAGAAATAAAAGCTTCTAAACTATTAAATTCAAGAATAGGTTTGTTTGTTTCGCGTAAAGCAGCTCGATCAGCTTCTGAAAGGGACGATTGGAAAACAAATTGGCGAAAATAATTAAAGCGTTTTACATTCTCTTGAAAATATTCGTAGCTCTTTTCAATATTTTTTTTGATCGCAGATAATTGATCCTGATGTATTTGAGCTACCATAGACGATCTTCTCTTAATTGGTTAATCTTTTGAAAGTGATTGGCTAATGTTGAGACAACATGATTCACTTCATGGCGCTGTTGAAAAAGAATAGACTGCTCAATTAAACCGAGCTTGATGCCATCGTATAAGGTGTCTGCAATATCATCAAAACGATGGGTATTGTTTGCTGTGATCTTTTTGCAATGCGTGATACAAGCTTCCGTATGCTTACCATAGCGAAGTAAAGAAACTCTTTGACTCGCAATAATGGGCTGTATTTCTAAATACCGTGTAATCTTACTGCCCGATTGGACAGTACGTTGTATTTCTCGAATTTCAATGCCACGCCAACTTTTAAGAAGTGAAAGCAACATGACTCCGGTTGATTTCTTTTCAATGGCTATGCAGCTAGGTTTTATCTTATGTCGGCTTGCTTGGATATAGAAATGACGTAATTCATTTTCGAGATCTTTAGGCTCGATATGTAATTCAATGCAATCAATCCAGTGCAGTCCTAAACTATCGGTTTCTGCCGAATCATTTTTAATGTGATATAAACCCCAAAAACTGAACACTGTTGCATCGTTATAGGTTTTATCAGTCTCTGCCGTATCGATCGTTATAAAAGTCGCTAAAAAATCCGGCTCTTCATCTAACAAATAAAACCATTCAGGTTTAAATATTCCTCCACCTGCTGGTTGTGGATCTTGTTGATATTGTGCAGCAAACTCATAAGGTCTCTCAATTTGAAGTTTTAATAATTGCTTTTCATTATGCATCAAGGGGTTTAAGGCATTACCTGCTGAATCTAAAGCTGGTAAAACCAGCGTTTCCCAGGATTGTGTTTTAATCAAATGACTGGGTAAGTCGGCTTCATGTAAGCGTTGACCAATAAAGATAATGGGAGTTTTGCCAGGCGCATTCACACGACTTTGCAAAGTATTGTAATACCAATCAATAACGCCCTCACGCATCACATCGCTTGTGACTTCATCGGGTTTATGAATATCATCGATAATAATTGCACCTGAAAAACGGTCGACATTCTGTAGCCCTGCGCCTCGTCCTGTAATGGTTCCACCACTACCGGCTGCGAACACGCAACCGCCTTGCGTGGTTTCAAAATTATCTTTGGCACTTGATACATCCGATAAATGCACATCAAACAATTTCTTATACTGCGGTAATGTCATAATTTGACGAACAGTCTGCGTTTGTTTCTTTGCTAACGAGTGTGAATAGGAAACATAAATAAATTGGGAATCGGGATAACGTGACAAACTCCAAGCGACAAAATGAATCAGTAATTCCGTCTTTCCATAACGTGGAGGAATATTAATTAAAAGAAGGGGCATTTTACCGTGTAGCGTCTGCGTTAATGCACGACAGAGTGTGATCACATGGGGTTCACGGCACATAGGCTCAGAAACGCTAAATTCACGCCCTGTGCGTAATTGGTAAAATACCTGGGTAAATAATAATAACGATCCCCAAAGTTTAGCTTTGGTTATTAACGTATCTTTATTATCAATGGTCCTTCCCATGTTGCTTAATAAGATCTTCGAGTTGTTGCAGGTCAGGATCGGTTTTTATATTAAAATTGACATGCCTTTCTGCCGAGTAATGGCCCTGCATTTTATTCATCTCGCTAATGGCTTGAATGGCGCTATTTACTTTATTCGAAATTAAGTTCTCTTTGCTTTTTATAAAAGCTTCCACAATCTGCTTTAACTTATTGAGTTTCCATTCATAATTCACCGTCATTTGACTCTCTAAATCAGATTGTAAAGATTTTAAATAATCTTGTATCTTAGGATTTGTTTTTAATCGCGATCCTATCGTTTTAGCAATATGAGGCGAATAACCTGCAGAAATAGCGGCTTGAGTCGCGTTATGCGGAGGAATGATAAGGTTTTGACAAAACTTAGTTTGTCTAATCGTTAAACCATTGGGTAATTTACTCATTTTAAAATTATCTTTTTCCGTCTTTTATTTTTATAGAGATTACATAAAAAAAATCACATCATTATCTATTATCTAATATTTTTAACTCTCTTGCGAATGGCTTATACGGGGGTCAGTATTGTTAAATCTAAGAAAATGCTCCCATTGAGCATAAGGATCATTTCCTGAAAAATAATGAATTACCTGCTTAAACATTTTACATCTCTCTTTATTAATTGATCCTATATATAGAGGTACTTCAAGGGTGGTATAGCGTGTTTGACATTTACAACAATAACGCCTTCTTCGGGTTAAATGACCTTTCTTCAGTTCAATCGAATTAATAGCTTTGGTTTTACAATAATTACATTTTGGATTAAGGCATTTCATTTTTATCTCCAGTAATAAATGATTTATTTTTTCTGTTTTCTGAAAACTCGACAGCAACAGGAATATATTTTTCATGTCCATGAACTGCGTTTTGATGTGCAATACGGCCAGATAATTGTTTAGGTAATGCTATTGGTCGTCTTCGGCAATAAATTTGATAGCGGCGCTCAAAATCACGTTGTACGAAAGGCAATTCTTTTTCAGTGTGTTGACACAAAGAAATCCAACCGCCCATATCTTGAATGACTGCGTGAATTAATTCATCTGAAAAAATCACACTGTCGTAATGACCAACTTGACGAATTCCTCTCATGACTTCCGTCCATGCCAATAAACTATTGCTGTTGATATCCCCTTCGATAATTTCAACGACGTCTGCGGGTAAGGGGAAATAGGGGTGCTTTTTAATATCTGGATTTTTTAATACTTCACCTAAAGCATGTTGAACCTCCACGAAGGGGTAATCTTTTAAACATTCCCAGTAAGCTTTCATTAATATCGGGGATATTTTTCGATTAACCGTTTCGGCAATCACCGCAAGGCTTGCAAAAAATGCTTTTTTTTCGTTAGTTTCCACAGTCTTCCTCCAACAATTGTTCGATAACCGCCATATTGTGATCCCAAGTACTTAGAGACTGAACAGAACTGTTGTTTGGTTTTTTTGCATGGGATAACCACCCCTGAATATGTCGATTGATACCACGGGTTGTTTTTTGTCGATCAGGGTTAGCTTGATTCCAGGCAATGAGCTTGCGAAGTTCTTGTCGTACATTCACATCAGGATAATTTTTTTGCCATTCGTCAATTTCAGATTCTTCAATTGCGCGTGAACCTCCTTGGCGTAAAGGGATAGTAAACACAACTGATGATTTAGCTTTAACAGGAAATGTAATTAAATTTTTAACTGGGAGCTTTTCTTCAACGACATTCGATTTGGGTTGCTCCCCACCTAATACTATAAGGGTATCTTTCTCTATATCTATATTCTCTAATCTACATTCTCTATTCTCTATTGCTTCGAAGGGTCTCTGAAGCCCCTTTGAAGTCTCTTCTTGTAAATCTTTAGTTTGAGATAATTCTAATTGTAATAAATCTCGATATTTCTCGTAAAAATCAGGTAAAAAAGTTATTTTTGGTAATTTTCGAAAAAGGCAATTTACATATTTAACTCGATTATCATTTTTCTTTAGTATGCCTAACTGAGAAATAGCCATTTCATGAATCCATACATATTCTGCTTCTAAGTCATAAGAGCAGAAGCCAACCTTCACCAATGCTTTTAAGCCCCTTTGAACTCCCTCCAAAGGGACTCCAATTTCGTGTGCAACTAAAGGCAACGGTAAATAATAAATACCCAGCATGTTGGCATGAGAGCATGTCAATAAATAAAATGTTAAGGCTTTGGCTTCCAACTCGCAGTTTCTTATTTTCTTCCCTAATGGACTAGTCCAGAAGTCGCTAGATATTTTTGCAAATGCACGCATTTATTTTTTTCCTTGTTATATTTAAAGATAATTTGATATTTAGCGCTGATTGAAGGGGAGACAGTCTGCCGCGGCAGATATCCTTATTTTTTTAGCTCTTATTTTCTCAATAAGCTCATCACTACAATGAATAATTATTTTTTTAAGTTGTCGATATTGGGTCCGTGTTAAACCTAAAAGATTAGCAATAAATTGATCGGTTCTCCCGGTAACTTCGTCCAGCTTGAGACGATGTTCATATTCAGATTGATTTTTATCTTTAACTAAATCTGTTCTTTTTCCTTGACGATTACCAATTAAATTCTCTAAAGCTATTCCTATATATCCTCGTTCAATCTGGTCAAAAATACTTGTTAGATAGAAAACTTCATATTTTCCTTGTGCCAAATCAAGAAGTGATATTTTCCAGGCAGAGATTGTTGTTTTTTGATTTTGTATATGAAGGAAATAAGTAATAGGATTAGCAATGAGTTGATTATTTTCATCAATAATAATGGGTCTTGCTTTCTCTAAATTGGAAAGCTCTTCTGGGATCCACTCTGTTTTTGTATGATGTTTTACGTCACTTAAAAATATCTTAGATAAGGTAAGAAGTGTGTCATTAAAATTAAACTTAGCTCGTTTAACTCTATTTTTTTCGTATGGTGAGAGTAAATCTGAATAATGTACTTTTATATTCATACATTTATATAAATAAGCTGCTATTAATATTGCCAAATCTACTTGCATTCGGTTACGACCACTTCGAATAGCGCTTAATGTTTCTCGAGTTGTACCTATTTTTTTTGCTGCTTTTTTAACTGTGCCACAATCTTTAATAAATATTTCTAATATACTTCTGTCCATATTTATTACCTAGTTATTATTTTTTTGTTTACTTATATTACCGAAAATATTTGGTACGAAAGTACCAAATAAATTCGGTAAAATTACTGAATAAAATAAATTTATTTTTTTTAATAAGAAGAAAAATATGAATCAATTTAAACGATTAAATTTTGTTTTAAATTGGAGATTACAAAAATGAAAACTTTCAATTTGAATGAAGCCGCTAGATTTTTGAAGATGAACCCTGAAGGTCTTAGAAGATTAGCAGCCACTAAGAAAATTCCTGCAGGGAAGCCAGGCAAGTGTTGGTGCTTTTTGGAAGAAGATCTTGTTAATTATCTTCGTTCGCTTTACGATAATCCCTGCAAAGTATCGCAGGGTGTCTCTAACAATAGGAGAAAAAAAATATGGCACTCTGTAAACGAAAAAATATCTGGTGGATTAGACTATCTCACAGTGGAAAAAGAATACAACGATCTACTGGAACTTCAAACAAACAAGCGGCACAGGAATTGCATGATCGAATAAAGGCTGACCTCTGGCGACAATGTAAGTTAAACGAAAAACCAGATCGATTATGGCAGGAAGCTGTAGTAAGATGGTTAAAAGAATCAACTTATAAACGTAGCTTAAAGGATGATAAACGTCAGCTTAAATGGGTAAATCTTTATCTTAACAACAAAAAACTAAGTGAAATTAATAGCGATATGATTGAAGAAATAGCTAAAAAAAAGGAGGAAAGTAATGTTACCCCCGCTACTGTAAACCGATTGTTAGCTTTGATTAGATCTATTTTAAGAAAGGCAGAACTTAAATGGAAGTGGATTGAAAAGGCTCCTTCCGTAGAAATACGCCATGAAGGAGAAAAACGTGAACGTTGGTTAACTCAGGAAGAAATAAAACGACTACTTAAAGAGCTACCCTTACATTTAGCTGATTTGGTATCTTTTTCCTTAGCGACCGGCTTAAGACAAGCCAACGTTTTAGGATTACGTTGGAAAGATGTTAGCCTAGAAAAACGACATGCTATGATTCACGCAAGCCAATCTAAAAATAAAACATCTATTCCTGTACCTTTAAATTTTGATGCTGTTTCAATTATACGCAAGCAATTAGGAAAACATCTAGAATTTGTTTTTACTTATAAAGAAAAGCCTATAAAACAGTGTAATACCGCTGCTTGGAGAAAAGCATTAAAGCGAGCAAGGATAGAAAATTTTCGTTGGCATGACTTACGTCATACCTGGGCATCTTGGCATGTACAAAATGGAACATCATTACAAGAGCTACAAATGCTAGGGGGATGGTCATCTTTTGATATAGTCTTGCGTTATGCACATTTAAATAGCGACCATCTTAAAGAAGCAGCCGAACGTATAGTTGGTACAAAATTGGTACACGCAGCATGA